TAAACTAGCTGGAATGATTGTAAGAGAAGAAGCTGTAACTCCAGAATCTTTATCAACACAAACATTTAATGCATCTAGCAATGCACTTACACCTACAACAGCAACTTATAATCCAGTAACTGGAGTAATGGTAGTAACTGTTGCTTCTCACACATTGTCTGCTGGTGATTATGTTGTAATTAGAGAAGGTGGCATTACTTTCCAATGCGGTTCACCTGTTGTACAAATTTCTCACCCAAGAGCAACAGACCCATATTTCAATACACCAATTCGCATTGACGAAACAACTTCTACAACACTAACAATGCAGGTTGGTACTGCTGGTGGTTATACAGGTGCTCATACATTTGTAAGCGCTATTGCAAATTCAATTAGACCATCAGTTGCTCCTGCTGTTGCAAATGAAGTTGTTGGTTTATTTGAAGCGATTGGTAATATTGTTTTAGAAGATAACTTCACAGAAACATTCACAAACGCTGGATACGGAACAGGCATTCCACAAATCAAAGAACCAACTCTTGCTGGAACTGGATATGACTCAGGAATTAATTCTCAATACGAGAGAATTTCTGGTGCTACAGTTAAATATCAAAGAGAAATTATCGACTTTATTCGTGAAGAATATAACGGTCTTGGATTTGATACTGATCTTTGCTACAGAGACACTGGTCTTATCATAGATGCTATTACAGAAGACATGGAATACGGTGGCGACGGAGCTGCAACAAATGCAGCAGCATTCTACTTTAACAATGCTGTAAGTATTCTACCATACGATCAAAGAGAGCCAACAAGATTAGCATTTGAACACCTAGCTAATACTATTGAAGACGTTGTTCAAGGTACTACAGTAACACCTACAACAGGTAACACTACTGCACAGATCGTTGCTGGAAGCGTTGCTAATTCTGCTACAGGACTTAGAGCTAAGACTCTTACTAACATCGTATCTTCAACAATAGATAACAGATTAGTTATTCCTGATTATACTGGTTCACTTGATGAACTGCAGAAAGTACCAGATCCTCTTCCATCTGCAACAGCAGCATTGCTACCGGCGATCGAGCCAAGCAGAACATTTGCTCGTAAGTCTTTACAGAAGAATAAGAATCTTATTCAAGACGAAGTTGTTGCATTCATTAATGACAAATACTTTGTTTACAATGAAGACAAGTGCGCAAGAGATGTTGGTTACATTCTAGACGCCGTTAAGCGTGATGTGCAAACTGGTTCTGATTATCCAAGTAAATATGCCGGTCGTGCATACAGAGCTGGTAATGTTGGAACAGACATCGTTATTAACGAACAACTAGCAGAAACAATCGAAGCTATCAAGTACATTAAACTAGATGTTCTTTCAAGATTAAATGATGTTGCATTAACAAGAGCTACAAACGCTTTTGACAACATTATTAGCATCATGAAAAATGGTACTACTGGTTTAACTTACAGCTCATTCGGTACAGCTTATGTTGGTGCAAGTAACAATAACGCAACAGACGGATTGCAAGTTAACAAAACATTCTTGCAAGCCGAAGCTATAGCTTGGATTAATAGACAAATTGCTACTAACCAACCAGGTTTTGTTGGTCTTGTATATGACCAAGCTAAATGTTCAAGAGACGTCGGTTACATGATTGACGCGGCTTCTTATGATGTAAAACACGGTTCTAATGTTGCAATGAGAGATGTTGCAAGATTATACTTTGAAAATGGTCAATCAGTTCTACCTGTAAATCAAAGAGCAGTAACAGCTGCTGCGTTTAGTCGCATTGCTACAGTGGCAAGACAAGTTGTTCTAAAACAAACAGTAACAAAGTCTGTAGGAAATGCGCTTGACCCAGTAACCTCATTTGGTAACGTAGTTGGTGCAACTGGTGATACTGTTTTTGGTTTAGTAAACATTGTAACAGATCTTATTACTGCAGGTGATGTTATCGCAATGCCAGCAGCAGTTGAAGCTCAAGTTACTAATGGCGCAGCAGTTAATTACATTTATGAAACATCTGTTGCAATCATTGAAGGTCGTAAAGCACCTTTACAAGCAAGCATTAATGAATATCTGCAAGACACTTTTGATTATCTTGAGTATAATCAAGTTAAGTGCCGCCGAGATGTTGGTTACATGGTTGACGCGATCTCTCACGACATTCAATATGGTGGAAACGCTGCTATGTGGAATGCAGCTCAGATCTACTTTGTAAACATGACAAACTTGCTACCTCTTGACCAAAGAGATGCAACAAGAAATGCATTTACAAGAATGTCGAATGTAATCTATGATGTTATTCGCAACGTGCCAGTTGTAAAATCACCAGGAAATACAGCTGTTCAAGACATGTCAAACCTTACTGCAAGAAGAGAAATTGCTACAGAAGCAAAAGCTCTTGGCTTAATGGTTGCAAATATCGCTGATGATAACAATCCTAATAACTTACCATCTAGAATTGAACCAGAAAATCAAAACTGGATGCCATCAATTGTTATTACTGAAAAGAATATTGTTGATAACGCGCTAGAAACTCTAGTGACAAGCATGATCAACTTTATTTCTACTGAGTATAACGGTATCAGCTATCCTAAAGAGAAATGCCGTCGAGATGTTGGTATCATTGTAGATGCGCTATCTCACGATGTTCAATACAGTACAAACTACGCAACAAGACTTTGCGCAAATATGTACTTTGACAATGCAACAAGTGTTTTACCATTCGATCAGCGAATTCAAACTGCTGATTTCTATGTTGAATTAGCTGGCTTGCTTGGTAATATCGTTCTAGAAGGTGAAGTTGGACAAAACACTGCAAATGATCCAGCCACAGCAGTTGAAGCTGAAGCTGTAAAAGATCTAGTAAGAATTATTGAAGAAGCAATTCGTAGAGATAGTTTAGATGCTATGCCAGCACTTGTTGAGCCAGATACTTCATGGGTACAAGCAGCTGAACTAGCAGCAGGTGAAGCAATTGATGCTCAACTCAACGATCTTGCAGATGACGTAACAGACTTCTTAAGAGATAACTTCACTATTGTTGATTACAGCAAAGCAAAATGCCGTCGTGATTCTGGTTATATCTTAGATGCTATGTCTTGGGACCTTAACTACGGTGGTAACCTTGCTTCAAGATGGAATGCTGACTTCTATTTCTGGAATAACATTTTAAGAATTCCAGAAAATACAAGAGAAGCAACTGCTAAAGCTTATCGTCAACTTGGCGATATCGTAAGCAAGGTTGTAACAGGAAGCTACGAAGGACAAGTAACAAGACCAACAGTTGGAAGCCAAGATCAAGCTACACAAGCTTATGATCTAGGATTAATCTTCTATAACGCATTGTTATATAATACACCAAAGGCTCTTGGACCAACAATTAATCCAAACTTTGAGTGGGAAGAAAATAGACAGTTTGTATTTGCTAAAGATATTCTTGCAAATAACAAAGTTAAACTGCAACGCGAAGTACAAAGATTTATTACTTCTGAATACAAGTTTATTGATCTGCCTAAAACTTATCGTGATGCTGGTAACTTGCTAATAACTCTACAGAATGATATTAAAGATAAGTCTGGAAGACCTGGTGGATATAACTTACCTGGTGGTGTAATTAGCGAAGGATCAGATAGATCAACTAGAGCTTTTGCTGGTGCGTTGTTTAACATCAATGCTCAACACGTATTCCCAGTGTTTAACCCACCTGCATCTTTTGCAAATTGGCGCAAGCTAAGATTCAAAGGTACTGTAGAAAATTCTACAATAAGAAATGCATTAACAGGCATGAAGCGTTGGGACTCATATATTATTCCAATAAATAATAGTGGTAATCGTTACATAGGCGAAATCTGGTATTGGACTGGTACAACTTGGGCAACTGCTGGACAAAATAACACAGACCTTCTTGAGTCATTTGTTGATGCTTACGGGCGTATTAAAGATTACATAAATACAAATGTAGCAACACAAACTGCTCAAAGAACAATGATAACTGAACTTATTGATAACGTGCTAATTGATAGCGTAATCCGTCCAAACTTCTTGGTATTCGGTTCACTAGTTGAATCAATTGCCCACCAGTTTAACGGTGCTTCAGCAGGTGTTAACAGAAATGCGTTACCATTGAACTTCAGAAACGTTGGGGCGGCTATTGGAGCAAATGCTTCTGTACTATCTGAAAATGGCGGTCGTATTAGATGGTCAGGATCAGACGAATTAAACAACCAGTACTTCGCAAGAGGACTAAAAATTAATGGTAGAACGGGTAGAATCGAAGGTCGTCCGTTTACATCATCTGTAAGAAAACTTGCAAGAAGAGCATCTAACTCAAGGGCATCACTATAATGACAATTACAACTATAGTTACAAGTCAGTCACCTGACGCTAAACCGGTCGCTAAGTCTTTTACCTTAACGACTAACTGGCAAATAATGATCGAGGTACCTCAGTATGAAGTACCTGAACTTGTGTTCGGTGGATCTACAACAGTTGAACCTGGTGTAGGTGAAGTTATTTCGCCTTTAATTCTATGCAATTTTACAGCTAATACTGCCTCAGTAGATGTTCGAGCTTATAGATATATAGAAAATGATGTATTTTTTATTGTAAGAAACTTGCAAATACCGGCTTATGACACTATCCCGTTACCGCTTAACGGACAATTCTTCAAAACTGGTGATTTATTAGAAATTAAAGCTGATACAAATTTAGCCGTTGATGCTACATTATCGTTTACACTTGGACAATCTGAAAAGGATGATGTATAATGGCGTTTAGATCTATAGGCGGAAGTAGAGTAATTGGACAAGGTAATCCGCAAGATGTACCGATCCAGTTAGATCCAGCACCATACGAAGGCGCCGTTGCTTATGGCTCTGATGGTCTTATCTACGTTTCAAACGGAACAGCATGGAATCCAGTTGGTGCCGGCCCTCAAGGCACAACCGGTATTCAAGGCGATACTGGTGTTCAAGGTGTACAAGGTACCTATGGACCTGGTTTTACAATCATTGGTTCTGTTCCAAACGTTAACGTTGCTCCACCAAACAATCCACAAACAACGCTAAATGCTGCGTTCCCTTCTGCTAATATTGGCGAAGGTGTAATTGACGATCTTCTAGATGAACTTTGGATTTTTGACGGAACTGTTTGGGTAAATATCGGTTCTTTCCGTGGTGTTCAAGGTTTCCAAGGTGTACAGGGCGTTCAAGGTCTTCAAGGTACAATTGGTGAAGAAGGTATCCAAGGTTCTCGCGGCTTCCGCGGTTTCCAAGGTGTTCAAGGCTTGCAAGGTACAACCGGTATACAAGGTACACAAGGTATTCAAGGCTTGCAAGGCACACAAGGTGCGCAAGGTCCACAAGGTACTACCGGTATTCAAGGTGATACAGGTATTCAAGGAACACAGGGCGTTCAAGGCGTTCAAGGTCCACAAGGAACAACTGGTATACAAGGTGATACAGGTATTCAAGGTATTGCTGGTGATTTCGGCGGGCTTTCTTACGATTTTACATACGACAATAATACAGCAAATTCAGATCCAGGAACTGGTAAAGTACGCTTCAGCAGCACAAACATGGCTGCTCCTGGTCTTGTCATGTATATTGACGACCAAGACGATGGTGGCGTTACTGTAACTGACGGCATCATGACTGAACTAGCAGGTGTTGCTGGTCCGGTCAAAGGTTACATGAAGATTGTAAATGGCGCTAACATTTATGATCAAGCAACATTTAGAATTGACGCTCCTGTAACAGATGCAACTCCAGCAACATTCTGGAGAGTAAGTTTAACATTTATTAGTGGTTCTACAGCTTTTACTAATGGAACTGACTTTAGAATTTCATTTGTAAGAAACGGCGAACAAGGCGTTCAAGGCTTACAAGGTATTCAAGGAACAACTGGTATTCAAGGTGATACTGGTATTCAAGGTACTCAAGGTCCGCAATCTACGCAAGGAACACAAGGTGTTCAAGGTGACACTGGCACCCAAGGTCTGCAAGGTGTTCAGGGCGTACAAGGTGTGCAAGGCATACAAGGCGTTCAAGGCGATACTGGCACACAAGGTGTTCAAGGTGTACAAGGCGACACTGGCATTCAGGGCGTTCAAGGTGTACAAGGCGATTTTGGACCACAGGGTATCCAAGGTAGCAGAGGTTTACAAGGTTATCAAGGAACAACTGGTATTCAAGGCGGTACCGGTGTGCAAGGTATTGTCGGATATAATGGTGGATTAACGTTTGAATGGAATTTCAACACTAATACTAGCATATCAGATCCTGGTGCAAGTCAGTGGAAAATTAACAGTGTTAATGCTGCCACAGCAACAAAATTAACTATTGACGATGTTCCATTAAATAATTTTGCAACTCAACTTGACGAGTTATTTGATTATTTACAAAACAAGCCAAACGTTGTTAAAGGTCAGATCATTATTGCTTCTAAGCAAGATAATGATGGTCCTGCAGGTCATCATTTTATTGTATATGAATTTACTAATTTTGTTTGGGACAGCGTAGCAAAAAATTATGGTACGTTTGATGTAACATACGTCCAAAGTTCTAATCTTGGTGTTGGTAATAATTGGAGCAACGTTGTTGCAGACCACGGCGCCGAAACAGTTATTAATTTCATACCACAAGGCGAAAAAGGCACACAAGGTGTTCAAGGTATTCAAGGCACTAGAGGCATTCAAGGTTTACGTGGTTTACAAGGCACTAGAGGTCTTCAGGGCGTACAAGGTGTTCAAGGTGACACCGGTGTACAAGGAGCGCAAGGTGTTGCAGGTTCATTTGGTGGAGCATCATTTGAATACGACTTTACTCCAGACGTTACTCCAACAGGACCAGCAACTGCTAGATTTAAGTTTAACAACACAAATATTACTACAGCAACAGTTTTAAGACTTTCTTCAACTGATACTACTGGTACTAATATTTCTGCGTACTTAGCTACTATTGCTAATAGTACAAGCGCAATTAAAGCTTATGTTAAACTTATTTCGATAGCAAATCCTAGTGTATTTGTTATTTACGGTATAACTGCTTCTACTCAAGTAAGTACTTATTTTAATATGACTGTTACGTACTTGTCTAAATCGGCAAGTATGGATGCGACATATTTAACAAACAATACAGATACTATTGTTTCTTTTGCTGAATCTGGAGATGCTGGTGTACAAGGCGTTCAAGGATTGCAAGGTACAACAGGTGTACAAGGCGATACAGGTTTGCAAGGTACAACAGGTGCCGGTACTCAAGGTGTACAAGGTGTACAAGGTGACTTAGGTTTCCAAGGTGTACAAGGTTTCCCAGGACCAATTGGCCCACAAGGTGTTCAAGGCGCTGACGGTATTCAAGGTGGTGGCGGTCTTCAGGGTATAACTGGTGGATTTGGCGGTATAACATTTGACTATACTTACAGCATCAACATTGCCGCGTCAGATCCTGGCTCTGGCATATTAAAATTCAACAACGCAACTTTATCATCTGCAACTACGCTGTATATTGATGATAGAGATGATAACTTTGTTGATATTCAACCGTTCTTAAGAACTATTGATGATTCAACAAGTCCTATTAAAGGTCATTATAAGGTATCTGAAAAATTAAATCCTCAGAATTTTGTAATATTTACTATTGCGTCATTAACAGAACAAGCGGGTTATTTCCAAGTATCTTCTGCCTTTGTAAGTGGATCAGTAACTAATTTCGCAAACTCTGCAGATATCACTATTACATTTGCTAGAACAGGTGATATTGGTCCTCGTGGTAATCAAGGTATACAAGGTTTTGAAGGTTTCCAAGGTCCTCAAGGTGTTGATGGCGGACTTGGTATTCAAGGTATTCAAGGTCCTCAGGGTATTCAAGGCGGGCGTGGTTTACAAGGAAGAGCAGGATTTATTGGCGGCGATGGTACACAAGGTTCTCAAGGTGTTCAAGGCACCAGAGGTCTTCAAGGTGTAGCAGGCGCTGACGGTGACGAAGGCTTCCAAGGTGTACAAGGTGTACAAGGCCGCACAGGAGCTGGTGCGCAAGGTTTGCAAGGTACACAAGGTGTTAAAGGAAATGACGGTATCGGCGCCGTTGGTATTCAAGGCTTCCAAGGTGTTGACGGTAATCAAGGTACGCAAGGCATACAAGGCACTAGAGGTCTACAAGGACGTTTTGGTCTTCAAGGCGCAAACGGTTCTGGTAATCAAGGTACGCAAGGTTTGCAAGGCGAAATTGGTGAAGGCCAACAAGGTACACAAGGTATGGCTGGCTCAGGCTTGCAAGGTAGCCTTGGTATTCAAGGTATTCAAGGACCAGATGGCCCGCAAGGTATAGATGGTACCGGTAATCAAGGTACACAAGGTTTCCAAGGTCCTGCTGGTATTGGTGACGAAGGTCTTCAAGGTGATACTGGTTTCCAAGGCATACAAGGTATTGCTGGCGATGAAGGTGGATCTGGCGTACAAGGTATTCAAGGTATACAGTCTGCACAAGGTGTTCAAGGTATTGCAGGCGGCGCAGGTGAATTTGGTATACAAGGTATTCAAGGTGTACAAGGTGATTTTGGTCCTCAAGGTCCTAGCGGTGCTGGTATTCAAGGACCACAATCTACACAAGGTATTCAAGGCAGAAGAGGTGTTCAAGGTCCGCTTGGCGCCGGCTCACAAGGTACTCAAGGTCATCAAGGTATTCAGGGTGATATCGGTATTCAAGGTTTCCCGGGTCAAGGTACTCAAGGTATGCAGGGTACTCAAGCTGCTCAAGGTTTCCAAGGTTATCGCGGTTACCAAGGTGTTCAAGGTGTTCAAGGTTTTGGTGCCGAAGGTGCTGTTAAAAACTTACAAAACGTTCATGAATCAGGTTTACAAACAACACCATTATTCCTAACAATGGTTGAAGGCGGTGCAACTGAGAGACCTCTTAATGCTACACTTGGACCAAACCCAGGTGGCGAGTCTAACTTCTATTATACTTCAGCATCAGACGAATTAACAGTAGAAAACCTTCAAATAGAAGGTAACTTAACTATTGTCGGTACTTTAAGTGCTGCTACAACTACAGGCAACCAAGGACCGCTTTGGGTGCCAGACAACATTACGATAGGTTATGGTGATGTTGAAGCAACTCCGACCGTTACACAAAGATATATCTCTGCTTCTAATACTTTTGCAGTTAAGTCTGCGGCAATTGTTAATCAAATTCGTTTCCTAAATTCAGCTAACACTGCCGTGTTTGATTTTAGTATTACGACTGGTAACTTTATTGCAACAGGTGATGTTCAATCTAATTCTGATGAGAGATTAAAAGAAAACGTTGAAACAATTGAAAATGCTCTCGATAAAGTATCAAAACTAAGAGGTGTTTACTTTGATATGAAAGCTAGACCGGGCGTTAGAAAAGTTGGTCTTATCGCGCAAGAAGTAGAAGAAGTGCTTCCAGAAGTTGTTTCTACCGATTCAGACGGAGATAAAATCAAGAGCGTTGCTTACGCAAACATGGTTGGTCTTCTAGTCGAAGCAATTAAAGAATTAAAAGATGAAGTTGACCACTTAAAAGGTCAATAAAATCTTTTATATCTTATTGTACAGTATTAGGGGGCTTCTTGCCCCCTTTTTCTTTCTATTATAAATAAAGAAAAAAGAGAAAGTAAACATGAGTTCTCAACTAAACATCTATATAGACAAAGGCACAGATTTCAGGCTTACAGTAGAGCTGTTTGATGAAGATGATTTGGATTTGCCTATCAGCAATTACGAATTTTTTGGTGATATTAGAAAAATATATTCTAATAAAAGAGCTGCTGAATTTGAGTTTCAAAAGTCTAGCAACGATATCACTCTTATATTAGGTGCAGATAGCACCAGCCAGCTTGCGCCTGGAAAATATCAATTTGATATTATAATGAAAAAACCAACTGGTGAATTATCTAAAATTATTAATGGTCTAGCATTCGTCATTTCAACTATCACGGAGGTATAAGACGTGACCGTTAAAGTTAAAGTTGGTCAGACTAGAAATATTCGTCTTGTAGCAGCAGGCGAAAAAAGACCAGTAATTGTTCCAGATTCTATTGTATTAGGTATAGATACGGTAGGCCAGTACGTTGCTCGCATCGATGGCGGGCAAGGTATCATTGTTGCGCCTGAAAATAATATAGAATCAGCTAATCTAGTAATTTCTCACGCTAATACAACTACAGAAGTAAGTAGTAACAATTCATTATTAGAGTTTATTAGAAATGCTTCTATTGACCAATTTGGTCATATAACATCATTAGTCGCTACAGGCCTTGATGCAAACAACTTTATTTCTGCAAATAATGTAATATCATCAAAGCAAATTACATTTGGTAATACTGCCATTACGCTTGGTGGTTCAACAGACGAATTTACGGGTTTAAATCTTTTAGAAGTTGGTAGCTTTACCATTTCTGCAAACACAATTTCTGCTCCCGACAATATTAATTTTAATATTGCAAATTCTGACGGTATCATTAATGCTGGTATTCATAGAATTATTAATGTAGAAGACCCAATTGGTCAACAAGACGTTGTTAACTTACGTTATTTAGAAGTAGAATTAGATAGAATTGAAACAACTGTTAAAGTTGTAAATGATCCTGTTCTACCAACAGACGGTGCTAATAAAAGATATGTAGACGCCCTTGTTCAAGGATTAGTTGTTCGCCCAGCAGCTTTAGCAGCAACAACCGCTGATCTTGGCGGGGTTTTTGAATCAGGCAACTCTACAGTATCTTCTACAATTACTTTAAATCCTATACAGTTTTTGTATATTGATGATGTTACTGCTTGGGATGTTGGCGATAACGTTGTTGTAAAAAATCAGATAAATCCTTTAGAAAATGGTAGCTACGATCTTATACAAAAAGGTGATGCTAACACAGCTTGGATTTTCCAAAGAACTGAATGGTCAAACCAAAGTACAGAATTACCAGGTTCGTTTGAGTTTGTTACTGACGGTACAGTAAACGGTGGTACAGGTTGGGTTGCAACTGTTGCTGATGCTTCAAACTTTTTAATAAACGTAGATGCTGTTACTTGGACACAATTTTCAGGTGAAGGTACGTTTACCGCAGGTCAAGGTTTAACACTTACTGGCAGACAATTTAGTGTTAATCAAACGCAGATATTATCTACAATTAATCCAGCAAATAATGCATTAATTATTTCTGGAACTGGCGCATTAAAGATTCCAGTTGGTTCTACTCTTAATAGACCAACAGCTTCTCAAGGTATGATCCGTTATAACACAACGGATGGTAGATTTGAAGCATACGACGGATTGGCTTGGACAGGTCTTGGCGGTGTAGTTGATGTTGACCAAAATACAAAAATCACCGCGGAAAACTTTCCTGGTGCTAATAACAACGAATTAAAATTCTTTGCAAACGGAACTCTGTCTGCAATGTTTAACGCTAATACAGCGTATTTCTACGGAAACGTAGATGTTACTGGTAACGTTAACATTGGTGGTAATATCACAATTGGTAACGCTAATACTGATACAGTTAGTGTTGTTGCAGATTTTACAAGTAATTTAAATCCTGATGCAGATAGAACTTATAATCTTGGTTCTGAATCAAAGAATTGGTCTACACTTAATGTAGATACAATTAGAAGTTCCGACGAAATTGTAAAATTTAATACAACTGGAGCTCTTAAACTTCCTGCCGCAAATACAGCTTTAAGACCTACTGGCTCTGCTGGTATGCTTCGTTTTAATACAGACGAAAGCAGATTTGAAGGATGGGACGGAACTATATGGTCTGGTCTTGCAGGTTCTGTAATTGACTTAGACAGAAATACTTACATCATCGCAGAAACATCTGCAGGCGCTAATAACAATGAACTTGACTTTGTAACAGATAATGTTCAAAGAATGCAAATTGATGCAACAGGCGATTTGCTCTTTGGTGCTGGTCTTAATAAACTTGTAATTGATTTTGCTACAGGCGACATGTTTGTTAATGGCAAGTTAACAGCAAACAATAATTTAATTATAGATCCTGTTGGTTATATTAGTGTTGCTAATAACACAATTACAGATCTTGCAGATCCAGTAAATCCTGGTGATGCAGTTAACTTAAACTATCTAAATAACGAATTTGCTTCTGGTCTAACAATAGTTGATAATGCAAATACGTATGTTGATGGTATTAACTTACTACAAAGTCCGACTATTGAAATTGGTCGTGGTCTTGAAGTACAAAACATTAGTACTGCAAACAATTCATTTAAGATTGGTCTTGATGCACTAATGGCTGGTTCAACAGGCATATACGGTAACGACGGATTTATTCCGCGCATTCGTATTACTGAAGACGGTCGTATTGATTTTGCTACAGAAATTGCAGTAGAATTACAAGCAAACGCAATTCCTGACTTTACAGAAACATCGCGCGACATTATTGGTTTAATGTTTACCGATGGTATTCATGAAGGTGTTAGTGTATTCAATGACGATCTTAATGATCGCATGAATATTCTTGCGAATAATTTTGGCATTACACTAGCTGGAGATGTTTCCGGCACAGCAACTGTTACTCGCCTTGCTAATACAACTATTACAACAAGTTTAACTGCTAACTTCTTAACAACAGTTACAGGAGATGCAAATAGTGGTATTATTGTTACGCACACACCTGGACCAAATACAACTGCAGACCTTGATTTAAATTTCACTTATTTAAATACACTTTATGTTCCAGTAACAGGCGGTACTTACACAGGTAACATTAGTGCACCAAGATTTGTAGATTCTAATAATACTAATTTTTACATGGATCCAAATGGTACTTCACGCATTAACGATGTTGAAGTTGGCTTTGGTAGTACATTTTCGCAAATTAAAATGCGAGATGGATCTGGATCGTTTTCGATATTGTACGGCCAAGGCGGCAAAATTGGTTTCTTAAACAACACTTTTAACTACGCGGCTTACTCCGAAAGAGCAACAGGAAATTGGGTTGTAGAAAACGGTGATGTAAGAGCAAAAAGATTTGTTGACGTTGATTCAACTACATATTTTGTTAATCCAGCTGGTACAGATACTCTATTAAGACAAATAACAGTACAAGATAAAATTACTGTTAGCAGCATTGCTATTGGCGGCGATGTTGGTGTAAGAACTATTAAAACAACTACCGGCGTATTAGCTGTTGATGCAAGCGGTGGTATTAGTTTACAAGGTGCTGGCAACGATTTAAATGTTAATAGCTCTAAGATTACTAATCTTTTAAATCCTACATCGGGACAAGATGCAGCTACTAAGTCATATGTTGACGCAGCTGCTCAAGGTTTAAGAGTTATTCCTGCAGCGCTTGCTGCAACTACTACAAACTTAGATGCAACATTCCTTGCAGGTGTTCTTACTTCAAATAGCAATGGCGCATTTACTGTCGATAATGTTACTGCGTTTGTTGTTGGTAGTAGAGTACTTGTAAAGAATCAAACCGCGCAATTACAAAACGGTTCATACGTAGTTACTACAGTTGGTACTCCATCTACTCCGTGGGTGCTTACACGCGGAGAATATTTTAACGAATCATCTGAGATTCCTGGCGCTTTCCAATTTGTAACTGACGGTACTCTAAATAGAAGTAC